ATCTAAAGATAAGCCAGCGTTTAAACTTAAAACAAACAGACCAAATTAAAAACTATGGAATTAAACAAGATATACAACGAGGATTGTTTAAAAACAATGGCAAGAATGCCAAATAACTTTATTGATTTAACTGTCACTTCACCGCCTTATGACAATTTAAGAACTTATAACGGTTATAGTTTTGATTTCGAAAGCATAGCAAAAGAATTGTACCGGACTACAAAGGAAGGCGGTGTAGTTGTTTGGATTGTTGGTGACGCAACAATAAAAGGAAGCGAAACAGGTACAAGTTTTAAACAGGCTTTATACTTTAAAAAATGTGGTTTTAATTTGCATGATACAATGATATTTAATAGGCATGGTAAATTCCCTAATAAAAATAGATATTGGCAAAACTTTGAATATATGTTTATATTAAGTAAAGGCAAGCCAAAAACATTTAACCCTATGCAAGAACAAAAAGCAGTATCAACGATGAAAAGATGGGGTAATACTGAAAATACAAATACAAGGTACAGTAAGAGAAATAAAGATGGAGAAACAGAGGTAATTAAAAGTAATAACAATAGACATCTTAACAAAACAAAAAGCAAAGGTAATATTTGGTATATACCAACAGGAAATAATTGTGCTACTAAAGATAAATGTGCATTTAAACATCCTGCAATATTTCCTGAACAACTATCAAACGACCATATTATAAGTTGGAGTAACGAAGACGATATTGTTTATGATTGTTTTGCCGGTAGTGGAACAACTGCAAAAATGTCTATTATAAATAAAAGAAATTGGATTGCAAGTGAAACAAGCTTAGAATATTGCAAAATAATAAAAGAAAGAATAAACAATATAGAACTAACAATGTTTAAAAACTAAAACCATGAGCGACAAAGAAATTGGTAATCACAAGTACAACTCAATCATTCGTAAATCAGAGTTAACAGACACAGAGAAGCGACAAATTAAAAAATATGAAACAGACAGAGGATTAAGCCCAGAACAAAAAGCAAAGGTTGCTGAGTACTTTGAGAGCATACAAGATAAGAAGGTTGAATTGCCAGAGTATGCAGACGCTAACTTATCGCACTTGTATAAGATGTTTTTAGATTTTTACATTATAGAAAATAAAAAAGAATTTGATCCAAAGGCAAACAATGCAGAAGCAAAAACTTTTGTTTATACTTTACTATCTTATTTTTTTAAGAATAAAAAGTTTTATCACTCACCAATTCTCAACAAAACTATATCTAAACCAGACCTAAACAAAGGCTTGCTTGTAATTGGCGGTACAGGTTGCGGAAAGACATCAACATTCAAAGCATTACATAAGATGCTATTTAAAGGCTGTACAACGCCTGTTAAATCTATACTGGATATAAAGGGTAACTTGCAGCCAATAACCCGTTACAAGCCTTTATTTAGCTTCTCTACGTGTAATGATGTAGTAAGCGAGTACGAAGGATTGAATACTGCAGAAGAAAAAAAGAACTTCTGGAATAAATATACAAAGGGTACAAGGTACTTTGATGATCTAACAACCGAGAGAGAAGCAAGCAACTACGGAAAGGTAAATCTCTTCCAAGAAATGTTTGAGAAGCGGTCAATAGATTTACCTAAGACCATTGCAACAATGAACTATCACGATCAAAGCGGAAGCTTAGAACAAACACTAGACTACCTTGGACAGAAATACGGCTTTAGGGTGCATGATAGACTGTTCCAAATGTTTAACATAATAGAGTTAAAAGGAACATCACTTAGAAAATAAAACTATGATAACAGCAACTAACGAAGATAACATGATTATGATGGCACGTTATTCAGATGATTACTTTGATTTGGCTATTGTTGATCCTCCTTATGGTATTGGCGAAGCTTCAGGACAAGAAGAAAGTAGGAATAGATGTAAGGGAAGGGCACAAACTAAAGTTAAATATCAAAAAAAACTTTGGGATAAAGATTCTCCTGATGTTGATTATTTTACAGAATTACAAAGAGTTTCTAAAAATCAAATTATTTTTGGTGCAAATCACTTTATTGAAACAATGTGTGCTTCTGGTTATTATATTAATTCAAGTTGTTGGATTGTTTGGGATAAAGTAAACGGTCAAAGCGATTTTGCTGATTGTGAATTAGCTTGGTCTTCTTTTAAATCTGCGGTAAGGTTAAAATCATTAAGATGGAACGGAATGCTTCAGCACGACATGAAAAACAAAGAGATTCGTATTCATCCAACACAGAAACCCGTTAAACTTTACGAGTGGTTATTAACAAACTACGCAAAAAAAGGAGACAAAATACTTGACACTCACAGAGGGTCGGCAAGTTTAGATATAGCATGTCATAATTTAAACTTTGACTTAGTTACTTGTGAACTTGACACAGACTATTTTAACGACGGCAATAAAAGACTAAAGCAACATCAACAACAACTAACAATGTTTTAAAAATAGAAACTATGAATGAAAATACAGCAAAATATCTACTACAAAATTATGTAAATTCGCAAATAGCAAAACATAAAGTTTTTATAATTCCTATAGATGATATAGTAATAGTTCAAAACTTAAACTACGAGGGAAAAGTTACTGAAGTATGGACATGGAGATATTTATTAAGAATAGCTTATAACCTAGACCCAGAACCTAAAGAAAAAAATATATTTGGTGAAGCTACAAAAGATGAGTTATACGGTATTATAAACTTTAATCATGAACTCAAAAAACAAAAAGAAACTTCAAAAATTTCTTTAGAAAATTGCATATCTTTTTGCATAGAAAACAATAGTGTAAGAAAGGCTACACAAAAAATAATGCAATACATTGAAGATCAATATGGAAAACCTAAAAACTAAACCATGAAACAAAAGATATGCAAAGGAAACTACAGAGCAGAACACTATGAAGGATGCGGAAAATTAGGCTATCCCTACAGGTATGACCTTTGCCATTCTTGTTTCATCAAATGGACTCAAACAACAGAAGCAGGTGGCGAGTACATACGCAAGGTAACAATACCACAAGCAAAGAAACAAGTTAAGCTAGACGGCAAGAAAAGGACTCAACAAGAAAACCTAGACTTACTTACAGCAAATCAATACCGCGCAAAGTACTTGCAATACTATATTAATGAAATTGCTAAGATGATTGACAAAGGACAGATGTGTATTTGTAATCCTAATGTAATTCCTTCAGATGCTGGTCATTTTCTGTCTGTAAAAAGTAGCGGTCATATAGCCTGCAACCTTCACAATATACACTTTCAGAGTAGAAACTCGAACGGATTTAAAGGAGGTGAAGACCTTAAATACTACAGAGGATTAATAAGTAGATACGGTTTAAAGTATGCTGATTATTGCGAAGCATTGCGACAAAGCAAAGTAAGACAGACTAAATTAGGATATATTGAAGCATTCAGCAAAGCAAAAGAGTTTAGACTTATACTTAAAAAGAAAGATTTAGTCTATACAGCACAGCATAGAATAGAGTTACGCAACCAAGCAAACGAGTTTATTGGCTTGTATGAGAAAGAATTTACAAAGTTTAACATTTGACTTGTTTGTTTATCCGTTTGTTGGTTGTATATTTGCCTATAACTAAAATATAAAGCTATGAACTACCACTTAACAGAAAACCAAGAAGATAATATTTACGCTCAGATAACTAACATATTCGAAAGCAAAAAAGGAGAGGTTATAAACTGTGAAAGCAATTATGTAACAGATCAATTAAATTATTTTGACATGATTACAGATGATAATTCTTACACCGTTGTCTTTAATACTAATAGAGGTAAATTATTAAAAAGAAGCGTAACTATAAAATCAAAATAATATGCTAAATAAAATAAAATGTATTGTAGGTTTTCATAATTGGAAGCCTACAATACCAAGCGAAAGGATTTGTAAAAGATGCAAACTTACACAGTCAAGAGTTATCTATCCTTTTTTAAGTAGTGTAATATTTTGGGAAAATAAAACTATAAAATAACTATGGAAACTAAAATAGAATTTTCAAAAAACTGGTTTGAAATGAATGAGACTAAAATCATTTATTCTAATCAACCTGAACTAGATAAAATAGAAGAAGATAAAAAACTTGCAGGAGTTAATTTTTTGAGTTGGACTTTAACTTTAGAAATTAGAATAACAAAAAAAGGTAATTATTTAATTAATGACTCAGAAATAGAAAATTTTAATTTATATGGAATAAAAAGTTGTACGGTTATTCATTGTCATAATGGATGGAGATTAATAACAAAACAAGAAGCTAAAGAAATAATGAAAGATAGAAGATTATCATTTGTGAACCAACAAAAAAGCCACAATGACCAAGAGGTTTAATTAAAACTTAAAAAAAATAATATGACCGATAAAAGAAACTAAAACCATGACCGAAAAACTAGAATTAATTAAAAGACTATTACTACAAGGGGAGAGACTAGAAGATATTAGAATACAAGCCAAGACTTCCTGGCGAATGATTTACAAGGTAATAGAAGAGAACGGAATGCAAGAATTCCGACAAGAGGTTACAAGACGTTACAAGAGCAAAAACTCACAGAGACTAAGAACACCTAGCGTAACTCAAAAAAGAAACACGACTCTAAAACAATTAGACCGTAAACTATTAGGCAATCAAGTCAAGAATCAGAAGAGACTAGATGACAAAGTCTTAGACTTAGGATATAAGAATTGCAGCGAATACATATCACAGCATGGAGCTATGAGCTTTCGAAATAACATATTAGCAAACTAAAAACTATGAAACTATCAGGAAAGTGCAAAGAAGATTTTGATACGTGGTTAAATCCAATGTACTTAGAAGAGGTTGAAACAGGCAGCCATATAACCGTATTTGAACATGTAGGTAATGAAATGCGATACGGTGTTTATGTTGACTTCTTTGACAGTGTGGATATAAGAATTGAAATAACTAATGAATTTGATAAAATGCTTAATTATAACAGAGGGTTTAACACTATTGTAAATAATATACAGTTATTTTTTGATAATGATTGTTTTGAATCAAGACCAGAAGCAAGAGCCGCATCAATAGAAAAAGCAAATCAAATTTATAATAATAAAAACTAAAGCTATGAAGACGACACACTAATAAGACTTAGACGACAATATTCAAAAGACGAAACAGTCTCAGGCTTAAGCAAGAAGCTATCAGAAGCAGACGTAAAAAACGGAATGTTACAATCTGAGATAGACGAGCTTAAGCATGATTTAAGCAAAGTTAATTCAAAGAATCTTAAATTACAAAAGGAGATAGAAACTGTTAATGATAGTTTTGAAGATACTACATTGTATCAAAATCAAAAAGGTAAGATTAAAAACTATAAAGAAAACCTTAAAGTTCATAAGGATGTAATAAATAAGCTAAAGTATGATTTAGCACAATATACATATTACGAAAACTAAGCTATGGAAGAGATAGAACAACTACTAAAGCAATATAAAGAAGATCAAGAAGTGTTGCATAAGAAATTTCAAGAGAAACTATTACAAGCTTACAACGCAAAACAAAACAAATATAAAGACCAAAACTTTGCATCTCTTAAGTGTCTTATAGAATCTGTTTTTTCAATACCAGAATTATTTGTAGTAAGTCGAAAAGATTATAATGTAGCTGCTAGAACTATATTCGATTACATTATTCATAATCAAGACGGATATACATTTTCAAGTATTGCAAGAGAAACAAAGAGAGACAGAACGACTGTAATGCACTCAGTAGAAAATTATAATAGTTTTAATCAAGTTGCAGAGTACAAAGAAAATTATGAAACTATCATTAGCCTATACGCTAAGAATAAAGATATAAATTAACATAAATAAAATAAATAATGGCATTTGATACAAAATACATAGGAAAGTCTAAGATTTATAAAAACGTTACCCTATACAGGACTGGAGGTAAAGAAATATATTATAGAGGAGCAGTTTTAAAATATTCAAAAAGAGGATTTGAAACAGAAAAAGAAGCTGCTGTATGGGTAGACATAAGGCTAATTGAAGCAGGTAAAGAACCTGTAAATGTTTTAAAACGTAAGAAAATAGAATTATGAAATCAGAACAAGCAAGAGAGATATTACAAAATTACATTAATAACAGAATTATAAGACATGGAAACTTTGTCTTACCGGTAGATGATGTCATAGTAAAATCATATACAGATATAGAAAGTAAACATATTAGTGAATACACATGGAAGTACTTAATACAAATAGCATACGACTTAAGTTGATAATTAACAAAAATTAAGTAGTATAAAAAAAAAGTTTAGCTTTGTGAAAACAGAGTCTACATGAATGTACTTAATTTGATTGCAAAAAGTCATAACGAATGGGTAGAAGTATGCAAGGTGTTTGGAGTAACAGACTATCCTGAGGACATAGTACAAGAAATGTATATTAAGATAAGCAAATCAAAGATTACAACCGACCTAAACTACAAAGGCTATGTCTATGCAGCACTAAGAAATCTATGTTACGATAGGCACAAGGGGCAAAAGTATCACTTACCTATCGACAATAACAGAACAGAAGATAACTTCAAAAGTGACGATCATTTGCACTGGTTAGACATACAAAAGGCATTGCATGAATTGCCTTACTTCGAAAGAAAAATTATAGAGCTGCATAAGATAGAAGGTTTTAGTCTTTGCGAAATAGAGAAGGAAACAAGTATTTGCAGAGTTAAGATGATGCGAGCAAAAAACAAAGGAATAAAGAGACTAAAACTAAAATTAAATAAATAACTATGGAAGATAAAAGAACATTAGCCTTAACCGTAGTTGAAAAGCAATACATGGATAGAATACTTGCTGAACAAGGTAATGATTTTAAAAAAAGATTGTTAAAGAATTTAATTGATTACAGCTCCATTGAAGAAATAGAAAGGTATGTGGAATTAAAACTTTCAAAAGTTAAAAACATAAAAACAAACGATGAAATGTTAACTGCTCAATGGAGAAAAATATGAAAAAAGACCCAAGCAAAGACCAAGAAACAAAAGACTTTATAAAAAATATAAAGAG